GGAGGGTGAAGTTCTTGGTCACATTTTTAATATCAAAAGTTGGACATTTTACACATTATGCTCATTTGACTTTACACTTTGCGTGATTTATGCTCATTTGAATTAGCATTATTCGCTTTTTGCATAGTGCTTAATGTGCCTTTAATTGCACAATTTGTAGTCATAATGTACATTAAAACGTACATTAACAGGTAAAGTGCGTCTTAATGCACATTTTAACGACCTTGACTCTTGTAAGGCTTGGAGTAGTTCTTACTCGCTTTGTTGGCAGATGCACTCTTGGAGTGCTTGCCTCGCTTCTTGCTCTTACTTATTCGTTGGCTTACCGCCTGCTGCTTTGCCATCTTCTTTACCATCTTTAAAAAAGAAAAGTGCGAATGCACCCATCATAAACGCACTCACCTCCGTGAGCGTGGCCTTCTCGTAAAACACAAGCACAAAACAAAGGCCGATAATAATCAGCCCAAGTAGAGTAGTCTTCGGGTTACCGAAGATGCGCTCAATTAGCACCTTTGTCCTTCTTGTAGTCCCTTCGCCACTTCCAAAGAGTGTACGCAAGTGAGGTTACAAGTACGGCTAAACCCAACATTTGGTGGGCGTAACTTACGAGAAGTCCTGCTCCAGTTAAAGACCAAGACGTGATTACGCTATCTGCTGACTCCTTCGTCATCGCTTGAGAATTCAATCGTTGGCAGTTTGTGGAGTTCCTCCAACGCCTTGACAATGTTGGTGACCTCAACCAAGTTAAAGCAGCCCTTTGCAATGGCGATGTTTAACGCTTCGGTCGTTACTTGTAGTGCTACTGAATGCTCCATTTAGAAAGGCAACGGGGTGTTGACGGGATATACGGGGGGATTGATAAGGGAATCAATTTGCCCTTGAATGCAAGCCTCAAGATTAGCAACGCCATCAACGCCAAGTTGCTCTTGAACCCAACCGATAACGATTTCGTTGGTTAGGTCAGCGTAAGGGATGAACTCCGATACTGATTCGGTAGAGAATCGTGCGGTGTTAGATAGTGATGCGGTATACTCGCCATCAACGCCTACCACTTCGTAGTTTGCGATTACAACGTAGTCAGATTCGGTGCCGATGGTTTCGGTGTAAAGGGCAGTTACTGCCCAAGTGAAGGTTGTCATTATGCTTTTAATAAGATTTTGTATGCTACTCCGTTGATGCGAACGCTCCAAGTTGTATCTGATACGACTACTTCGGTTGCGATGGCTCCTGCGTTGTAACTTGTGCTACCAACTACAAATTGGTTTGATGCGGTCGCGGTTGCTTCACGGCCTAAAATAACAGAACCACTAAAATTACCCGATTGAGTATCTTTACCAACCGCAGTATTACTAGAACCCGTTGTATTTGCATCTAAAGAAGAGCCACCCAAAGCGGTGTTGGCTGCACCCGTAGTATTTGAATCCAACGCTTGAAATCCAACGGCAGTATTGTTATTTGCCGTACTCACCAGCAAAGCTTGGTAACCGATAGCGGTGTTTTGAATGGCAATAGTATTGGCTTTTAACGCTTGGAATCCAAGAGCGGTATTATTATTACCCGTAGATAATGTCAACGCTTGGTAGCCTATGGCAGTAACTCCCGTTCCACTCGTGTTGGAGAGTGCAGCTTCAAAGCCTACGGCAGTATTGTTAGATGCGGTGTTAGAGAATAAAGCAGATTGACCTATGGCAGTATTATTTGAACCCGTTGTATTGGAATCAAGCGCACTTCTGCCCATTACTGTATTAAAACTACCCGTACTTGTTAAACGTGAAGAGTTTAATCCTATTGAGGTGTTATCAAATCCCGTTGTATTTGATGATAGCGAGGAATTACCTACCGCAGTATTGCTCGCTGCCGTACTCAACTTCAATGCTTGGTAACCGATGGCAGTAACTCCCGCGCCACTCGTGTTGGTGAACGCTGCTTCATAACCTACGGCTACGTTGTTTGCGGCAGTGTTGGCGAATAAGGCATTACTACCTACTGATGTATTATTTGAGGTTGTAGTTACTGCGCTCAATGCGCCATTACCAATGGCAGTATTATGAGAACCCGTAGAATTTACAATCATTGCAAATCTTCCAAGTGAGGTATTAAATTCACCCGTTGTATTTGCCTCTAAAGATTGTGTACCAATTGAAGTGTTATATGACCCCGTAGTGTTTGCGGTCAATGAAGAAGCACCAACTGACGTATTTTGAATACCTGAAGTGTTGCTATCAAGAGCCGTAGCACCAAAAGCAGTATTAGACGTAACCGCCCCTGCACCATAGTTGGTCAGCGACCCCGTTGATACAAGCAAAGGCAAATCGTTGCCTAAGCCATCAGATAAACGCTGAAGCGTTCCATCAATCGGCCCGTTATCACCTACCTTAATAAGGCTATCGTATGTGTCCTGTGGGGTTGTCCCCGTTAAAGTTGTTCCCATAATTTTATGCTTCCCAAGTTGTTGACCAAGTGTTCCAAATTTCTACTATTGACTGCCAAACCTCCTGCTCGTTAGCACCATAAAGGTTTGTAGTCGGATGGCCATAAGACAATGGCTGAACCATACCCCAAGAGATACTATTCGTTGCAGCAGCTTGACCCCAATAGATGTCATTGTTTGCTGCTCCCTGTCCCCAATCGCCTTGTATGCCCATTGTCTAAATAACTCTTTAACTTCACGATGTTGCTACGCTTCGGAGTGTAGGTCTGTTTCTTGCCACTCATAAAACCCAAGAGCTGAAGTTAGAGTCAGTATCTGGGTAAACGTCAGCATTGTTGTTGGCGTTGTATTCTGGGAATGAGGCTTGGTTGTAGCTCATATAAGTGATAAACCTGTCGGTGTAGTACTTTGCCAAGTCCCGTGCCTTGCCGACCAAATAGTCAACCTCAATCTTCTCTGCCGTTGTGCTATTCTCGGAGTTGTGCTTGAACACACCACCATTGCCGATGGTATACGCAGCAAAAGGCAAGTACTCTACCATTGCAAAATGGATTAACATCGGCTGAAGATAGTCGTTGACCAATGCCAAGTAAGGGTTGGCAAGAGTATTGGCGATGATGTCGTTGCTGATCTTGTCGTAGAGTTTTGTTCCTGTATAGTTTTGCAGGTGTATCTCCTGCGCAATCTTGATGAACTGGATGAACTTGTCCGTGTCCACGTTACCGCCAATCGCGGTATTGCGAACCAAGTCCTCTCTTTTAATAAATAATGCCGTTGCCATTTCTATTCTTTATTTTGGTAAAAATCCCTCATCATCCATATCAATGGGGCGTTTCGCTACTTTAGAGGGATTGGTCTCAAGTACCACGCCCTCTGCCTTTGCCTTGTTTACACTCACCTCTGCGTTGGGGTTGCCGACATCGGGAGTTACGCCTTCGCCTTTTGCCAAGTACGTCTTGCGCATCCAGAAGTGATGACACCTAGCACCGCCCTTGTACAACCAGATAGAATAGGTCGCTGCGCCTCTTGGCCCGAAGCCTTCGTTGACGGCTTGACCATCCATACGAAGCACATCCTCCTTGCGGTATACCTTGCCTGCGGCTATCATTTTCTTGCAGAACTCGCGGCTATTAGATTTCTGAAGTGCTGCGGATTCGGGAGCGTAAGCATAACGAACCTTGTACCTCTTGCCGTCAGCCGTTACTCCATCTTGGCTGCTATTAGCGTTAGGGAATGCGCTGCCTGTTGATGCGAATGCGTACTTGCTCAATGCCTGCTCTGCATCGTAGTCAACAGGTCTCTCATCTACAAGCTCCCATTCATCTTCGTTGATGACCTCACCTAATATCTCAAGCTCTGCGAACATAGCATCGAAATGCTCATCGGTAGGCTCTTGGCTTGACAACTTCACGCCTGTCTCCTCCTCGCGAGTCTCCAAATCCATAGGCGTTACCACGTCTTCCGTGAACTCCAAAGGCTGAATGGTCTTGAAGTACAAGTTGAGGCTGATGTCATTGTAGGCCAAGATTTGGTCTAGGCCATCAATAATAATCTCCTGCTTGGGGCGAATAACAAGATTGTCTAAAAGCGTAGATGCGGTCTTCAACTCCTCTGCGTTGTTGCCAAGTCCCGAATTGTCTTTGATGCCTAAAAGCATAGGGCTGACAATACGATGCGACACCATTATCTTCTGCGTTGATTCAGCACTCAAGAACTGATATTGCTCCGCAGCATCCGACAACTGCACAGGGTCAACCGTAGCAGCAAGGTCTTTGTTGTCGTTGAACGCAAGAATAAACTTACCAGAGTTTGAACTACCGCTGAACTTCGTGGCAATCTGCTGCTCTATGCTCCTGCGCTCCTCCTCACTTGGGACTCCGTTGTTGAAGTTAATCAACATGGAAGGCGCAAGGCCGTTCTGAATGTTGTTGATGTGGTAGTTGGCAATCTCCTCCTCTAGTTCCGCATAGGGCAATCCACCTTGATAGTCAACGGGGGAGTAGTAGTAGAATCCTGCTCGGTAGGGTTTGATGTAAAGAATCTCCAATCCATCACGGCTCTTGCCAAATGCAGGGATGCGGACAGGTGTCTCTTTTCTGCTGCTCACCGCAAGCCAATCCTTTGCGTAGTAGTACGCTTCAATCTCACCATCTTCGTTGCACCTTGCGGCTCTCAACGTCTCTACTGGGATGTGCTGCACCTCTACGATGGTGTTGTGATCTTGGGAGTACACGACCTGCAAAGAGCATTGCCCCATCATCACATAATCGGCCACAACCTTCTGCAAGCAAGACTTGGTGAACAAGCCACGCATCGCTGCGTACTCGCTCGGCTTCTTGGCAGAATCCGTTGCATCTAGTCCCTTGCCAAAAGTCAAATCCATCAACGAGTTGAGGATAGCGTTGTTCGTAGGTGAGCCGTTGTACCTGTCAATCAGATACCCGAAATAGTCGTTGTTATCTCCGTATTCTACGAAGTCCTTACCCTGCACCTCTTTAACAACAGGTGTGGTGTATGAACTGAAGTTCACAACGTGGACTTTAGATGATGATGTACTC